AACAATCCTGGAGGGTCCAAGTTTGGTTCGTTACCTTCGTAGAATAAATCATACAAATCTTTGTTGTATGAAGGATTGTAAGTACCTGCACCAGCTGGGATATCGTTATATCCATTGTCAGGATTACCAGGATAGTTTCCTGGAGAACCTACAGGAGCGTAGTGACTACCACTGTTACCAAAGTATCCGTTAGTAGAAGTACCACCAGAGTACCCTTGGATTCTTGGAACGAAGTAGAATAATTTACCGATTGGTAAGTTCATAGCTTGAACTGACACGATGTCGTTCGCTAATAATTTAGAGAATACTCTTCTCACGATTGGGAAAACAACTGTTTCAAAAGAACCAGAGTCAGTAGTTGATGAAGCTTCGTTAATCAAGTATGAAGCTTGGTTTTCATACAACTGAGCAACGTTCTCTTTCAAGTGACCTTTCAAACCTTCCAAAAAGCCAAGTTTATCCCATTTGTTAATTGTATCTTCTTTGATAACTTTTAAGTGTTTTAAACCAATGTTACCAACAAGACCGCTTTCTAATAATGCACCCATTTTAATTTTATTTTGTTTTTAGTTTTATGTTTATTTTTATTTTGCGATTTTAGACATGATATCTTTCATTCTTAAGAATTGTGGATTTTCGTATGTCTTAGATTCGATTAAATTTTGTGCTGAACCTGAAGCTGGTGATTTTTCAATTCTCGACATAGATTCAGTTACAACACTTTGATTTTTATTGTTTGATAATTCATTTTTGATAGAACCGTACAAAGACTTAGATTCTTTTAATGATTCAACGTCATCAAATCTTCTTAAGATATTGATTTTTTCTTGTTTAGTTGTTGTATGTTCTGTAAACAATCTTGTAGCGTAAGCCAAGTTTGAGTTGAATACCGCAACTTCATTTAATTTTTCTCTGAAAACATTCAAAGCTTTTCTATACTCTTCGTTCTTTTCTCTCAAACGTACTACTTCTTCAGAAAGTGCTGAATTAGGTTTAACTTTCATTTTAGGTAATCCTTTTCTCATTGGGTAGTTTCTTGTACCGTTAGATAAAGTTCTAGCCGCTTCTGTAGTTTCTTCTTTTTCAAAAGCCTTTCTTTTTAATCTATCACCTTTTTTTGTAGTGTAATCTTCATCACCTTTGTGAGTTTTAGATTTATCACCTTTGTTCATACCATAACCTTCTTTGTATTCAAATTTCTTTGGAGATAAATTCATACCAACACCTTTAGCTCTACCTTTTGGTTCGATAGATGCCTCTTTTGTTTCCATTTTTTTACCTTCTTTGTATTCAAATTTAGCTGAACCAGTTTTTACACCTTTACCAACTACAGGTTTTGTCATCATTGAACTTTCTTTAGTTTCCATTTTTTTAGCTTTATTAGTTAAAGATGATTTTGTTAATGAACCCATCTTTGGTTTAATCGTAAATTTGTTTTCATTTACAGATTCGTCATTATCTTCATCTTCATCTTCATCTTCCTCATCCATAGTTATTTCGTAAACAACCTCACCTTCTTCCATTTCTTCATCTTCTTCCATTTCATAAGATTCTTCCATGTCTTCTTCATACATCTCTTCTTCCATTTCAGAACCAAAAATGTCAGACATCATTGAATCTAATTCAGCATCAGATAAATCATCAGCTTCTTCCATTTCCATTCCTTCCATTTCCATGTCTTCTTCGTCCATAGTTTCTTCTTCCATGTCGCTTTCTAATTGAATGATATACTCAGAATCTTCGTTCTCATCTTCCAAAGTAATTTGACCATCGTCTTTTTTAACGATAATACCGTCATTATCACCCATAGCTTTGAAAACCTTTAAGATTTCTTCATCTGAAGCGTTTGTAAGGTCAATTGGTTGTTCATCTTCCGAGTCCATGTCAAAATCCATTTCCATTTCGTCTTCCATGTCTTCAACGTCAAATTCATCTTCATCTTCCATGTCCATGTCATCCATGTCCATATCAATTTCAATTTCTTCTTCGTCATCCATGTCGTCCATAGAATCAATTTCTACATCCATCTCGTCTTCTGCTTGTTCGTCAGTCTCTTTTTTCAAAGACTCTTTTACTAATTCTGAGATTTCTTCCTTCATTGTTGAAGCAAGTATTCCTTTTGCATTTTCAGACACTACTTCTTCCAAATTTTTCATTTGGAGTAATGCTTCCTCGACTAATGACTTTTTTTCTGCCATATAAATTTTAGAATAATTTACATAATAAATATATCCCAACTCAAAAAAAGTTGGTGTTGGGTCGGCAGAAACCCAAAATAAATAAAAAAACCCCTCGGTTAGGAGGGGTTTTTATTAATCTTCGATAACTTCGTCAATCTTACTTTCGGAAACCGAGGTGATTCTCCAATCATGTTGGAACCCCGTGTATCGTGAAGTAACCTTGGCTTCTACATCGGTTACTGAGTAACCTCTTACCAATTTCTCTTCTCTAATTTTCTTTAATTTACCTGTATTTTCATCAGGTAATTCGTACTGAACTTTCGCTACAAAATATTTTTCATCCATGGTCTTTATATTATTTGTCCAAATAATGGTTTAATTTTTTCAATAAGTCAATAGAGCGGTTCATTCCTTTTTCACTTACACCAATTTCAGGTGTTCTTGAAACCTTCTCTTCCTCTAAATTTTCTTCAAACTTATTTCTATCATCTACGTTGGTGAATAAGTAAGCTCCTGGTGTAGATGGTGATGATACCAAGTCGAAACAAATCAATTCAAAATCCCCTTGTACTTCGTTTTGTTCCCCCACCTTTTTCAATGAACCAACACCACGTGATGAAATACCTAATGTAACACCTTGTCTTAACAAGTTAGCCGCTTGGTCACCCTTGGTAGAGACAATACCTCTTTCGTGGAAACCAGGTGATGTTAAAAGCTTTAATTTACCCATAAGGATATGTCCGTCCCACCAAATATCTGTAATGATGTGAGCAACACGGTCCAAATCGATTAATGATGATTCAGGGTGGTTTAATTCAGAAAGAGATGTTCCTTTAGAAATCATCTTCTTATAGTTGTCAGCTTCTCTTTTGAGAATCTTTTCAGGATACACCCTACCGTTACGGTTAGGTGTATTGTATTTTTGAAGTACGGCATAGAATTCAAATGGTTTAGAATAATCCAACATACTTTTGTTGGCTTGTTCCAATAAATTCTTATTGTGTGATTCAGTCGGGGAAATGTATCCCGCGTCCATTTCTATTAATATTCCTTTACCCGTGTCTTGTGGTCCTAATATTTTCATAAAAGCATTTTAGTAATAAATACCATCAAATAGTATCTTTTACTTTTTTTGATATAGTAAAATCAAAATACTCGTTATTCCTGAAATTATCTACATAGATAGCCTTGGCAATTTTTTTGAGTTTTTCTTTAAGTTGGGGGTCTTTAAAATCCATATTTTCATTTAGAAAAAGAGTTATTTCCAAATTCATAAAACTCTTTTTTCCATAGACAATTCCACTTGTTCTTAAATCTAAATCAACAATATTGGTATCTTTGAATGTGTCTTTATCTGCAATTTCGTAAACGGTGTGTTTTATATTTCTACTAAAATTTCCAACAACTCTTTCCCACTTTTCATGGTTTTCTTTTGGTGATACCCAACTTTGAAGGTTTAGATATACTGATTTAAAATTTTTTGAATCAACTGTCCCATAACTCACCTTTGAATCACTGAATCCTATGATTCGTGCCGTTTTCCCTTTTTTCATTAATTTTCATATTAAAATTTATTTATTTGTTAATAAAATTTAATCAATTTTAATTACCATGTCAAACTTTTCCGTATCTTTGAATTATTTAATAGGATATGTTAAAAGTTAAAATAGATAGTAAACAAAATTTGGAAAAAGCACTTAAAGTCCTCAAAGGAAAAGTAATTAAAACAAAGCAAAATGAAAAGTTACGTGAAAAATTACAATTTGAGAAAAAAAGTGTTTGGAAAAGAAACCAAAAATTGAAAGCAAAATACGTTCAATCTCAAAAAGAACAAGACAATAATTTATAAATTGTTGTGAAGATTGTATAATCTTACATAATTGATTTTTGAAAAAGTATCAGACTGAATCTGTTCAATTGTTTCCTGTAATTTCTTACTGGTAATCTCATCTAAAGATTCTGTGATGTTACTCAATTTACCAATAGTCTTTGACTTTAATTCATCAAATTCCTTTGAGAGTTCCACATCTTCTGTCATTAATACTTTAGACAAATCTCTTTTAGAATCTTCATCTAAATTGTCGATGAATCCTTTTATAGATTTGTTGGCTACGTTTAACAAAGTTTCAATTGGTAAATTAATGTGAGATTTTACTTCACTTGATTCACTCAACAACCCGACTAAAGTTTTCTTACTGGTCACAGTTTCCATAATTTTGTTTGGTGAACTATAAACAATATTGTCAATGTCTGAGTAATTGTTTTCACACACAACATTTTGAACCCAATATTCTATTTTTTGTGTGTTTAATTTTGGAAGTATTTTTTCAACGTGTTTTATAGACTCATTGATGTATGCTTCAGCAATTTCTTTACTAAGACCTTTTTTCTTGGACAATTCAGTGTAAATGTAAAACATCGTACTGGCGTTTTTATTTTCCAATACCAATTTACTAAAGTTTTTTAACTCTATTTTAGCGGTTTCATTCACATAAGAGTTAATCAATAACTCTTCTATTTTACTCATTAATTGTCCAAATTTCATAATAGATTTTAATTATAAATATATCAATCAATCAGTTTTCTAAGAGATTCTTCAATTACCCCTAAAGAACGACTACCTTTTTCCAAATCAATATCATCTACACCGTAAATATTATCACGTTCTAAGATGATATTCATATCTTTTTTAATTGATTCTGGTGTAACTGCTGTTTCACCCCCTGCCGGTGGTGCGCTTTCTGCTGGTGGTGCTCCACCTAAATCAGCCATCATATCACCACCACCTTCTGCTGGCGGAGCTGTTGTTCCTGATGCTGATTGTCCATTACCATATAATCTATCAAGATTGTCAAAAATACCTGTTTTGGTAATAACGTTACCAGTATTTTGAATTTCAAGTGATACAGCTTTTTCCAATCTTTGTTGTTGTAAATCCAATTTAATTTCTTCATCAGAAAATCCAAGAATGTGTTTCTTAGCCCATGATTGTGATGTTGGTGCGATACCTTCAATTGGTGCAACAGCATCTTTATATAACAACATTTTCTCTTTCCATACGTCAATGGTAAGTAAGTCAGCTTGTTTAGATGGGTTAGTTAAACTTAATTGGAATGAACCCAATTCATCTTCAAATCCTAATAAGAATAAGTGAATGATTGCAATTTTGTTAAGTTCGGCAACCATAGATTTTTGAATTCTATTGATTGTACGAGCAAAACGAATATCCTGTAATGATAAGTTTCTACCATCACCAACAACTTCTTCAAACCCTAAGAACGCTTTTGGAATTCTTAACGCTGTTAAAAGTTTCTTTTGGATATATTCAATATCGGCAATTTCTGATAAGTTTTGAGCTCCCGGTAATGTCTCAATTGGGTTTGGAGCTGCTGGGTCACGAACAGGAATAAAGAAATCTTGGTCAACCGCCATTTGGTTGAATCTCATATCCACGTTTCCTGATTGTGGGTCAACCACTTGGTCTTTTTTAAATTGTTGTGCAAATCTTTGAACATATGGTTGGATATCTCCATCGTCCATATTACCGACAAATACTTTAAATACACGTCTTTCAGGTGCTCTTGATGTTCTATAAACTAACATCGCATCTTCAGCCAAAACTAACTGTTTCCAAGTACGTCTTGCCTTTTCCAACATTGATGTTCCATAAGGAAGTTTTCTATCATCACCCAACAATCTAAAGTGAGCAATTTCCCAACTGTTAAATTCAAGTTGTTTGTTTTTCCAAGTAAATGTTAAACTCTTAACACCAGCATTTGATGCCGTTGGTCCACCATAACCTGAAGTGGCTCTACCTTTCATACCAACCTCAATACGTTCAACTTCGATGTTTGGTAGTTGTAAACAACCTACAACACCTTTTTCAGGGTCCAATTTTAAGAAAACAAAGTTATCACCATACTTCGCGGTATTACGAGTCCACATTGGTAAGTTTGTATTGATATCCAATGCATTGTTAAATAAATCACCCAATACTGCTTTGATTCTTGGAGAATCACAATAGATTTGTAACATGTAACCATCTTCATCTACAGTTGTAGATTCTTCAGCATAGGTATCAAGAGCTGCAGAAATTTCAGGAGTATACTCCATAGACTCATAATCATAATATGATGCCAAACGAGTTGGTTCATAATAAACCGCCTGACTATAAAGGTTGTTTTCAATTTTAGCCCATTGGCTGGCAATATAAAATGTTTGTTGAGCTTGGAGTTTTTGTTTTTCGTACTCAGCCTTGTCCTGAGTTCTTAAAAGTTCTTTTTTATCGAACTTATATGTGGGCATGTCTTGACCCAACAAAGAATTAGGTCCTAACTCCTGGGATAATCTTTGCCATATTGTCAAGTTTTTTTGGTCCATATTAAAAATCTATATTATATTCTATTTTTATCAACGCTTCATTCCGCCGAATAACCATAAATACTGTTCATAATCTTTTTTTGATGGTTGATTTCGATATGCAGGATTGTCTTTAAAGTTTGTATTTGGCATTGATGGATTAAAATATTGGTCTTTTGGTGGTTCGTGTGATTGAACAGTCCAAGACTCCAACATTGTTTTGGCTTGTTGTGTAACCTTTGTAAGTTGTGAAAATGATGAATCGGAAACATACACAGCCATCGCCAAAGACATGATTAAATCATCATGTTGACCCTTCATGTGGTCTGGTCGTCCATTGATATATACAAATGTGTTCATTTCATTCAATAATC